GCCAGCACCGCCACCGCCGCCATTTCCTCGACCGCCGCTACCGCCACCGCCAACAACCAAGTACTCAACTGTTGAGGGCTTTACAATAAAACTGCGTTGGTTTTGAAAAACAGCTTGAAGTGCGCCGCTCATGTCAAACCGCTCCCTGAAATGACCCAGATACCTGATGATGAAACGCCAGAAACTTTAACAGCGGTTGCCGAGCCGTACTGCGCCAGTGTGCGGGTGCCAGTCGTTCCAGCAGAACTCAAATACATCGTGTCAGTCGTGATTGCAATACTGACTGAAGTCGCTGAAAGGTTTACAAAAGTAATTGCTGTGCCTAGTGGAAATGCAACGGAAGAAGCCGCAGGGATTGTGTATGTAGCCGCGCCGTCGCCAAGTGCGTGGTAAATATGTTTGCCTGAATCGGCAAGCACCAGCGTGTAGCTACCAGACTGTGCGTTCTGAGGGATGACTCTAAAGCCAACTGTATTAGTTCCGTCCACTGTGCAGTTGCTTAGATTTCCGCTTGTTGGAGTTCCAAGCACAGGTGTGGTGAGCGTAGGCACACCTGCTGAACTAATACTAACCCCCGTGTTACCCGCACCTTGAAGCGTTAATACGCCAGAAGCATCCGCCGTGACGACCGCACCGCCTACGACGGTATCTGCGTTAAGTATTGTTGCCATGTGTTACCCCAGTGCGTTAATTTTTGCTGTGAGCGCCTGCAACTCGGCAAGCAGTTCTTCTTTGGTTGGTGCTGGTGCGGGAATTGGTGCTACTACAACGGGCGCAGTAAATACACCATCAGCGTAAGTCCAGCCGGGGCCAGCTACGGGGCACTCTATCCATCCATTAGTAGAAGCAGTGTCTGCATCAGCGACAACCACATTAACTGCTACACCGTTTTCAACAATTGCGTATCTGTTAGTCATGTTAATTCCTTACCAAGAGTAGACACGAGCATAACCGTTAGCGCCATTACCGCCAGCGCCACCAAGTGTGCGAGAAGCTCCGCCACCGCCACCACCCGCAGCGTAACCAGTACCCGCTGCACCAGCGCCGCCAGTACCACTTGTTGTACCACCTGCGCCGCCACCGCCACCCGCAGTCCTATCTCCAGTGCCAACACCGCCAGCGCCACCTGCGGAAGTTGAAGTAGCTGCCGCCGTGCCAGCCGCACCGCCGCCACCTGTAGTTCCAGAAAGACCACCGCCGGCTCCGCCAGCAGTACTGGCTGATGCGGATGTTATTATGCCGCCACTACCGCCACCAGCACCGCCTTGAAAGCAAGAGCCTCCCGCATACGCGCTAGAAAAAGTAGATTTACTAAGCCCTCCGCCACCCCCGCCCCATCCACCCGGCGCACCCGGGCCAGTAGTAACACCGCCTAGCCCTGCGTTAAAACCAACCGCGCCGCCAAACTGACCTGTAAATGTTGTAGAAGTTACAGACCCTAAAGCGGGAGAACCGCCAGACGAGCCGCTTCCTGCGCTCAAAGAACCGCCTCCACCTCCCGCGCCTTCATTTGCTCCGGCACGACCGTTACTACCGCCATAAGCTGTTAAAAAAGCGCCAAATGTAGTATTTCCCCCACTAGTTCCATCGGTAACCGATGCTCCGCCAGTACCGCCACCACCGATGGTTGTTGTAACAGTGGCCGTAAGATCACTAGCTTTAAATAATCGCATGGTATATGCGCCACCACCAGCACCTGATCCTCCTGATCTAGCAGAAGCCCCTACATCTCCGCCACCGCCTCCACCGCCTGCGCCCCAACACTCAACCATGACAAACGTAGCGCCCGATGGTTTAGTCCAAGTGCCAGTAGAAGTAAATTCTTGGAGGTTTGCTGCCACCGCCGCCGCAGCCCATGTAGGCGCACCAGAACCAGCCGAAGTTAAAACCTGACCAGAACTACCCACCGTTGTAAAGGCCAACTCTGTGCCGTCACCATACCCAATGGCACCAGCCGTGGGGGTGTTGTTACCATCAATAACTATTGCCATGATTTAAGCTCCTTGTTCCAAGACCCAATTTTGAACTTGTTCGTCCCATTTGTATAGTTGCCCATCAGTTGGATAAGCTACAGGGGCGTTCCATAAACAAGTATTCTCATCCAATACCCAACTTGTAAAAGGCTGTGGCGAAATAAAAGCATCTTTACCGGCGTCATAAGTGTAACCAACCCCCGCATAGTTTTTACGTAAGGGGCGACCTTCAGGATGTTGCCCGCCACGGGTGTTATACGAAGTTTGCAGCCAGCCTGTACCAAACAAGCCTGAATCAATAACGTCCTGTTCAGCCACAATAACTTGTGTAACGATGCCGTTTTCTATTTTTGCAAAGTGACTCATGTTCTGCCTCAGAATGTAATTGAACCTGAAGAAGTCCACTGATAAATACGATATCCGCCTGTAACGGTAATTGTTGGCGATCCTGTTGTTGCGGTTGCTGCCGCAAAAGAGTCAGCGTAGCGAATAATCACAATACCAGAACCACCATTACCGCCAAACCTAGCCGAACCACCAGTAGCTTTACCAGCAGTTCCGCCACCGCCACCACCTAAGTTATCAGTTCCGTTAGTGCCAGTTGTATTGGTGCTTGATCCTGCGCCACCACCGCCAGCGCCCCCAGTTCCAGCAGTGCCACCGTTGTAAGAGCCACCACCGCCACCCCCAGCGTAGGTTACAGATGCGCCAGTAATTGACGAAGCAGTTCCATCTCCACCATTTCCACCGCCAGAACCGCTACCGTTTGCCCCTACTGCCGAAGCACCACCGCCGCCACCACCACCAAACCTTGTTGATGCAGTGCTACCAGTTCCACCGTTACTACCTTGTGCGGGTGAAGTTACTGGAGTATTTCCAAGCCCCCTTGATGTGCTGGATGAAGCACCACCACCAGAACCGCCGTTGGCCCCGGGGCCTGTTCCCACAGAACCGCCACCACCACCACCAGAAGATGTTATGGTGCTAAAAACAGAATCTGAACCACTCACACCTTTTTCAGACACAAACCCGCCAGCACCGCCAGCACCTACTGTGACGGTAATAGCGGAACCGGGGCTTACAGCAAAACCAGATGCCGTTCTAAAACCCCCAGCGCCACCACCGCCAGAGCCAGAGTCTTGAGAACCAGCACCACCTGCACCAGCCGCACCAGCAACAACAAGGTACTCGACAGTAGGCGGAGAACTTATATATGAACCCCCGATAAAAGCACCAATAATACCTGTCATGACACGTTGCCCGTAATGACACAGACCGTGCCGCTGATAAACAAGACGTTGCACACACCACGAGTTGCCAAAGAAACCGTGGCTTTATCTGCATCCGTGCCGCCAATGTACGCAGTGGTAATCGAGCAAGTAACTGTGATTGCACCAGAAGTATTGTTAAACACCACAACTGCATCGCCCGCGCTAAATGTGGCATCGGGGATAGTGATCGAGCCGCTTGAGCCTACTTCAATAAAACGACCAACGTCCGTGGTGGCCAGCGTGTAGCTTGTGGTTTTTGCAGAGCCAGACTGCGGAATAGCGCGAACCTTGCCATACACGTCCACGTAAGTAGCCGCAGAAGTAGCAACTTGGTTTGTACCCAGCGTCAGGGCTGTTGTAGTGCCGTTAGTTTGAAGAACCAATGCGCCTGTCGTGTCGCCAGTATTTACTAGCGCCGTACCTGATGTTGTTCCTGCTGCAATCGTACTCATATGATTTCCTTAAATGACAACCCAGCGTTGGCCGGAAGAAACAGTAACTGCGTAACCGCTTGAAATAGTCATTGGGCCTACTGAAAACCCGTTTGTACCAGATGCAATTGTATAACTTGCCCCAATGGTTGTCTTGTTAATTATGATTGCGCCATCAGCACCTGAAAGGCTACCACCAGAATCAGCCCATGATAAAACACCACTACCATCAGTAGCTAAAACTTGAGTAGCTGCTCCGTCATTGTCTGGAAGCGTCAGCGTTACGTTTGTTGCAAGGGCGGCTGGTGCTTGAAGGGCAATGTAGTTGGTTCCGTTATCAGTATCTTCAAACAGACGTATTGCAGCACCAGAAGACGACGTACCCTCAACAGAGATAACTCCAGAAAAGATTGTTGAAGAGATAGCTACAAAATCGCTACCATTCCAAGCAACTAAAGTTTTAGCGCCAGCAGAAACAGAAACACCAGTCGTAGGGCCAGAGCCTCGAATCACAACAGCGCCAGTACCCGCATTGATAACAATATACGCTTTGCTTTGTGCAGGAGCCGTAATGTACCGAACAGTCGCGCCGTTACTGGCTGTCCAAAGAATAACTGCGTTACGAGCTTGGTTAGCTGCGCCGTTGGTCGTAGAGAGTGTTACGTCTGAGTTTGCGCTAAGAGTAGTTGTGCCCGCAACTGCTGAATCAATTAGCTCAGTAATAGCGGTATTGACCGTAGTTCCCCACGTACCAGACAAGTCTCCAGTGGTTGGCAGTGCCAGACCAAGGAGTGGGGAGAAATTGGTTACTGCCATTTTTTATCCTTTACAAAACAAGCCAGCGTTGACCGCTACCAACGGTAAAAGAAGAGCCTGAACTAATCGTAACCGGGCCTACGCTCATGCCATTTTTACCGGGTGTCATTGTGTATGTACCCGTAAATGTAGTGAAGTTTTCAGTTACCACGCCAGCAGCCGAAAACGCAGCCATTTCTGCCGGATAAGTCACAAACACGTCTTTAGAACCTGCGCTAAAGTTGACTAGCGATCCTGCGTTACTTGAAGAAAATACAGTTGTACGGGCAAGTGTTGTACCAGAAGAAGTGTATGTACCAATACCCACTTCCCATTCAGTACCTGTTTGGGCTGCAATGGTGTAATAGGTTGTGTTGGTATCACCTATAGCGGCAAAAGACTGAAACCCTGCGGAAGCACCAAGCAGAGTCACCGTTCCCGTACCCGTTGTGGTCGTGGTTTCTTTTACCCGGTCTGCTACAACAAAAGCCATATTATTTCCTTACACAACCATCTCAACTTCAACCCAGTCAGGTGTCTGCGAGTTGGCTATATTTTGCCAGTTTGGAATCTGATTGTCATCTATTGTCGTCCAATAAAAATAATTCATTGTACCGACCTGACCTCTAGCTGAAACCCCGCTTAACGCCACTGTCCTGCTTGACCCAACTGATCCAACACTTCCTGTAGCCTGTACGCCGTCTTCAGTTGGGTTATTAGTTTCTGTAACATCACCCACTGCGCCAGAGGCTTCAACGCCAATCAGGGCAATTTCACGATCCGCAGTTACTGTACCAACACTACCCGTAGCCGCAACCCCATTTTCAGTTGGGTTATTTGTCTCAGTAACATCCCCTACTTCACCCGTAGCTGCTACACCAGTCAAGGCGACTACCATGCCGCCATTTGATACCGTACCAACCGCGCCAGAAGCCCCAACCCCTATTAGTGCTAATAAGCGTTCCCCAACTGTAACCGTGCCCACTGCGCCAGTGGCTACTACACCATCTTCAGTCGGGCTGTTTTCTTCAGTAACATCACCCACTGCACCGAAGGCTTCAACACCACTTAGAGCAATTTCACGATCTGCAAGAGTTACAGTACCAACTTGACCAGAAGCTGAAACACCATTCGGAATAGGCGAGAAATCAACCGTGCCGACAGCGCCTGAACCTTCAACGCCTGTTATTCCAAACTCTTTGCCGGGAATAACTGTTCCTACTACGCCGGAAGCCTCAACACCCGTCAAAACTGCGGTGTAAGCAAAATCAACACTACCAACCGCGCCAGTTGCCCCAACACCCGTCAAAGCAACGAACCTCTCACCCATTGAGATAGTTCCAACTGCGCCGTTAGCCAACACCCCAACTTCAGCCGGGCTGTTAGTTTCTGTAACATCCCCTACAGCACCAAGCGCCCCAACCCCAGTAATTGAAGTCGTTAAATCCGCCGTTACCGTACCCACCGCGCCTGACGCTTCAACGCCAGTAAGCGCAACAGTACGATTAGCCGCACCAATGCTCCCTACCGCGCCAGATGCCTGAACGCCGGTAAGGTCAACAACTACCGTCTGCCCCGCAAGCGAGGCGAACGGCGCTTCGGCGAATGCGGAGATTCCAAACATGGCTACTCCGGTGAGTTACCCCACCGGCCCTATTAGGTTGTAGCCAAACGAATCAAAGCATTTGTAGTGTTGTTTGTTGGCATCGTCAAAGTAAACGTGCCAGCAGTGATTGTTTGTGAACCAAACGTATGGATACTTACAGCAGGATATGCGCCGCCAGTCCCTTGCGTAGAGTTGTAAATCATCACAGCATCAAACGCCGTGGCAAGCGTCACGGTTGTGTAGGTGATGCTGGCAGAGGGAGTCCAAAAAGCCACACCGGCAGTAGCCGATGAATTGGTAGCCGTAGGAGGAGTTGCATTGGTAATAGCCACGCCACCCGGCGTGTAGCCCGTACCAGAAACTTCGCCTGCCATAGCAGTAGCACCAATTGTGCCGGTGTAGTCAGAAGACGACGCGTTGAATGTGCCACTTGCCAGCAACAAAGCACCGTAATACGTGTCTGCGCCAGTACCAGCGCGAACAACACCTACGCCAAAATTGTGTGTACCTGTCATGAGCTTGCCCATGAATCCCGTGACCATTGCTTGTGTATTTGCCATGTTAGGCTCCTTAAGTAAAAGACGCTGCTTCCGCAGAAAACGTCACAGCTTTTTTCAATTGAACATGAGCAGAACGATGCACAAGTTCTCCATCTAACCAATACTCCACCCAAGTGGTGTACTCGTTGTCATTATCTACGAAGCCTTCTTTTTTCTCAAGAAAAGAATCGTCCATTTCGCCTTTGGTGGTTGTGACCAATGCCATATTTTCTCCTTATGTGATGCGAATAAGTGCTGTTTCGGGGTCATTAGTAGGTAGCTGAATCGTAAACGATTGACCCAACATTGTTTGGTCAACACCAAAGTTTAAAACACCTACCGATTTGTTGCTTTTGGTAACGTTATAAATCAACGCACCACGCGTAGCAAAAGTGGCCCCTAACCATTCAGGATTGGTAAAACTAACATATGCAATCCCTTGGCCTAGGTTTACCGTGACATTTGTCAATATCAACCCCGTAGCGGTGTACCCTGTACCGGATACTTCGTTTGTGCTGGTGTAGACCGTTGTTGTTGGACCTAAAATAGCAGAGGAAGTATAGAGAGCAATCTTAAACGTATCCGTTGCAAAGTCATGCACTCCAAGCAGCAACTGCTCCTTGAAACTGTCGGTAAGTCCTGCTGTAATCATGCGTTATCTCACCGGTAGTTTGACTTGACCATCGCGATAAGCATCGCCACGTTGCTTGCCATCGCCCAAATTCTTCAACAGGCCCAGCGCTTCTTGATATTTGCCGTTGTACAGAGCAAGCATATCTGCCTCACCTTTCATGTAGGTATATGCCTCGACCAAGCAACCATAGAGCAGCGCCGTGTCAAAGTTGTCACCTAACCATGAAGTTCCAGCATCGACAATAGACGGTGGATAGTAGTAGAAATGCAATTCGGCTAAATAATTTACATCAGGCGTTGGACCAACAATGAATGTCAATTCATTTACATTAGAAATATTTGGTCCAAATATTGCATAGTATTTTGGCTGAGCACGGTAATTGGCCGCTGGGTACACTTCGCGAATAAAGTTCACATCCTTGTTCAATAAGTATGTGTAATCCCCTTGGATAGCCATGGTGCCAGATACTGTGCCGCTGTTTGCAACAGACAATGTCAACGTTGTGCCAATAATCAATGTAATTGCAGCGGCTGTACCAATTCCGGTACCTGTAACAAACTGCCCTACTGCTAAACCAGAAGCACTAGATACCACAATTGTAAAAGCACCTGAAGTACCGGTAGCTGTTGGTGTGTTGTATGGATAAACAGCAAGTGAATAGGCAGACAAGAAATCATCTGGGCAAGCAACATATTTATTGCCTGCTTGCAGGTTTCCCGTCATGTTTTTGCGCAAATTAGAAATTTGCACGGTGTTATAAATGCGCTGCTCCGCCTGCTTTGTAAAAGTGGCAAGATCAGTTGCACTGAAACTCGTGTTCTCAGTGTAGGCTTCAATAGCAGCAACAAGTTCCGTGTATGTCATGTGATGCTCGTCGTAACGGGGGATAGCACTGCAGCAACCCACAAGGGCTTTGCATACGGCATCGGCATCATTCCGATACTAGCAAACGAAGTATCAGCCGTGAACCCGACGTAGACGGTAACCCCAAGTCTACTCTCTGGACGAGGCTGTTGCAAGGCCTGTGGCTCATTTATTGAGCGTTTTGGTTCCAACTGTGGATGCTTGGGCTCATAGCACTCAGGACAAACTTTAAAACCTGTCCATTCTTTGATAAGCGTATTGAGCTTGTACCGTTGGCCACACCTGTCGCACAGCGCAATTGCAAATTTGCCTGATACATAGGCCATGGCTTACCTCTGCGTGTACGTAGGTACCACAAAGAAGCCCGAACGCTCGCGGTCTTCAGAAGCTGCACGCATAAACTCTTCTTCGTACATTTGCTTAAGAAACATGGCACGTTCAGGCGCTTTCTTGACCGACAAATAGTACGCCAAAGCGGCTACCAAGCAGGGCAGGAAACGGAAAGAAATATCCGCTGTATTGCTAAAGCCACCAGCATTGTCCATGCGGCGAATTGCGTAGTAGACAAACGTCCACGTCTGCGTTGCATCAGGAGAAGGATACAAAAATACCTTGGCGGGGACCGTGCGTTGAATATAGTACTGCGCAGGGCGAGACTGGGTCAACTTGTTAGGCACATGGAGCCACTCAGCACGGCCTATACGGTCGATTGTGATGTCCTGCTGGGTAGACTGGCCTGCATTGGTCCGAATCACGGCTGAGAGGCCGTCAATCGTGTCTGCGGGTAGGTCATACTCATACACCCCGGGCGTCAGCACCTGCTGGCGCTGCTCAATGGTCCAGAGATTAAGGCCGCGGTTAGCCCATTCTGCAAAGATTAAGTTGACGGAGCGAAGCGCCGTCTTCATGTCGTAACCGTCGCGCACCTCAATACCGCAGCGCTCATACGCCTCAGCTATGAGGTCGTCAAACTGCAGATCGAAATCGGATACGCCGGAAACAGCCATATCAGTAGATCATTGCTGTGCGGGCACGGGCTGCGCCGACACCACGGACGGCAACTTTATCGCCTTCCAATTTCTTGACGTTTTGGTTCAGGGTTTTACCCTGTGACTGGCCCATGCCAGCAACCATGCCGCCACTGGCAAAGCCTTTTTTAGCAATGCCTTCGCCTTTTTTTGCAAGTCCACCGTCTTTATGTTTCATTTTGCTACCCTTTTAAAGTTGTTGCCATTAAACGATCTAACTTTTCGTCCAACCGGTCTAGTCTATCTAAAACACGGTTGATGTCTGCATGAACTTCGGCTTTGGTCACATATTCCTTGGCAATTTCTTCGCGGGTGCGATTGAGCAAAATTTGAAGACGATTAATCTCAGATGCTTTGTCGCGCAATACCCAACCCACAAATCCTATACCTGCCGTTAGGATCATGTTCCAAACAACGCCTTCCATTTAGCACTTCCACTTCCGTAAGCTTTTATTAATCCTGCTATCTGGATCCTTGGCTGTCTTCTCGCTTGTCAACTTCTTTTTCATGCCTTCCATACGGGCACAGAAGCTGTCTTTACGAGAACCTCCCTCTGGCTGCGGAGCCTTTAATCCGGGTTTACCCGGATTGGCCTTGTTGTAAGAAGCACGGCCCTTGGCGTTTAACCCGCCACTGGGACTTTTGCCCTCTTTCCGCTGCCAAGCAGGAGATTTAGCCATTTCAGTACAGCTTGCAGGGCTTGTTCTTTGCCAAGCCTACACCACGGGGCGTAGTGGAACCAGAAGGAGCCACTGTCTTACGTGCTGTTTGCTTGGGGCCGCCTTTAGCCATATCTTGTTTCTGTGCACCGGGCTGAACTTCGCCTTGGTACTGATCATCCGCCATTTTTGCTGCTCGTCCCATTTTGGACTCCTTATTTAAAAGTTTATGTTACTTCCGTAACTGTTACGATGATAGAAGGTGTTTCAGGGCGTGTTGGGTTTGACCCAGCCGCAACGTACAACAACTCAATGTTTGCATCTGTGCTTGACCAATACAGTTGGAAATAGTCGCCTGAACTAGCTTGTATCAAGTAGTTCCATGCTGCCATGTTTTTTCCACCGCTTTGGGGAACGTTTACTTGACCATTGGTATCTGCAACATTTGCACCGTTTTTGGCTAACCAAACATCCACAGTGGAAAATCCAGTACCCGCAACGCGAGAAAACTGAGCAGAAAATTGAAGGTTATAAACACCCGCAGTTGCAATGGTTATACGTGAATCATTTGCAATTGATACCCCATTGGCAAAATCGGTTGTACGCAACAACATTAAGTTTGCGCTAGTAGCGCCGCCACTAACTTGCGTGTTGTTGTCTTGAAACATGCCATAGTTTCTTGCAACATGGCCAGCTACGGGGTTATTAATTAAAACAGCCATGATCAACCTTTCATGTACACGGAGACCTTTGCCCCAGTACCTGATATTGCCGATAAATTAGCCCTGTAGAAATTCCAATTGTTAATAACCGCAAACCCATCTGTCGTAACAGCCGTCCCCAATGTCAGGGTAATGGTTCCCATTGTCAAATAATTCACGCCATCATTGCTGACTTGAATTAAAACAGTGGCTGCTCCTGTGGACGCAGTAGTATTTCCAATAGCCTGAAACGTATGGAAATTGTACGTTGAGTTAGCCGTTGTATCGCGCTCATTCCATGACAGGCCTGCGCCTGTGCTAGTTGCTTCATCAAGTAAAAGTTGTGCCATCTTGTTGCTCCGGTTCTGGTGCGTCTAACATGCGGGCTTTTAACTCCGCATTTTCTTTTGCCATCGCCGCTACAAGTCCCATAGCGTGATCTCTTTGACTTTCCAGAAGCCCAAGCATGGCTTGAACCTCTGGGTCTTTATGTGTCAACATTAGGCAGCGCGAGTAACTAATTTCCAAACGGGGCTGGTAATCGCCCCTGTCTGGAGATAAAGGTTTGCACCAGTGCTGTCAATATACATGGAACCGGGGCCAGCAAAGTTGTCACCCGTTGTACCGTCAGTAGGAACACCCGTGTTCACCATAACCACAACATCATCTTCCATGCGGATGTTGGCTTTAGTGTAAGGAATAACGCTAGAAGGGCCACCACCATCAAGAACGGGGTCTTGCATCTTCAAGTCAATACCATACTCAAAACCGGAACCACCTGTGGTCTGGGCCATGGCAACGCCAAAAGCTGCACGGGCAGTTGTCACGCCAGAATCACCTGCCATGAAAGCCATCACAGCAGCATCGCCAGAGAGGGTGTTAGTGTTGATAATACCCATCACACCAGCCATCAGGCCGTTGTTAGCGTAAGTGCCAATTACCGCAAAGTTGCCAACAACACCAGCCATGTGGTTAAAGTTGGTTGAAGGGACTGTTGCAAAGGGAGCGCCACTTTGGGTGCGACCAAACATGCCATAAGCCTCACCGGGCGTTTGATAAGTGCTAGAACCAAACCCTACAGTGGGCT